TCAGTCGTCGCTGTCATCTACAGCCTGATCCATGAGCTTTACAGCGCTCTTCGCGAGCACTTTTTGGCGAGCCGCCTTGGTGTAGCGGATTACCTCTTTCGATGTTGTATGGCCGGTGATTGCCATAATCTGATGTTCCGTCGCGCCGCGATCTGCCAACCGTGCAGCTGCGGCTTTTCTCAGGCCGTGGGCGCTGCAATGCGTAAGCTCGGCTTCATTGCATCTTTTCCGAAACCAGTTGCCAAACCCGTTCGACGTGAAGGGCTTATTGAACTCAGTGACAAGTAACGTCAGTTCGCCGCATGGGCCGGCCTCGATTGCCTTGACAAGATTGGGATGCAGCGGCATTTCCAACCTGCGGGGTTTTCGCTTCTTGTCCTTCTCCTGGACGAAGCGCAGCCATCCCTTTGTCATATGCTGCTTTCCGAACAGCACGATATCGCTACGGCGCTGGCTTGTATAAAGCATCAACATCAAGGCCAGATAGGCTTTCGTCCCGATAGGATGTTTCGCGATGAACTGGTCGACTTCATCCGCAGTCCAAGAATGATAGCCTTCCGATCCGGTTTTGAAGTACGGGATATCGCGGGCCGGATTGACCGCACACAACTCCACAGCAGGCATTGTTGCCCACGCGAATATCGCGCGTAGCGATTTAAGCCAGCTATTGGCTGCATCTGGCGTTTCTGCCTTCCGGTCCCGCAGGACGCGAACTGCCTTTGGCGTGAACGCAGGAACTGGCACGTCCTCAAAAAGTTTTTTATCCCCCTTCTTGATCGGCTCTTTCCACATCGCCTCAACAATCAGCTTGCGGCGATACCGCGTCTTGCTGTCCAGCTGCTTGTATTCCGCACTCTGGAAATAGAGTTGGCATAGCCAGCGGAATGTCCCCTTCCCCGCCATTTTGGGGCCGGTGGATTCCACTTTCTGCACGCCCTCCAACGCGGCGTAGTAAGCCGCATTGAATTCATCGGTTCCGGGTACTCCCGGCAACCGAACTTTCGGTTGGCCTTTTCGCCGAAAATAAAACCGGAGACTGCCCCCGGTTCGATCTTCGACTACATATTTCTTAGCGAATTTCTTGGGCATTTACGCGAAATCCCACTCCTCGTTTTCATCGCCCTCCCCTCCGGGCAAGCGGCTAAATGCTCTTTCGAGTGACCGCCTATCCCAAATGGTGCGGCTGTTTGCCTTCTTCGGCTTCGGCATTCTGCCATCGGCCACCATTTCGTCAAAGAGGGATTTGGAAACGCCGATGTAGGCTGCCGCCTGTTCGCGGTTGAGCCCTAGAACTGATGGCAGCGGGCACGCGCCCGGCCTGATTTCGGCGGCAACAGTCAAGTTCTCACCTCCTCACACCGCATGCGACGGGCTTCCTCACGACGGAGCGCGTTTCGTTTGCGCGTCACCATTTCGAGATGATCGGGGTTTGGATTGACGCAGAGCCGATTACGGCATTTGTGATCGAGTTCTTTTTTGCCGGGAATATACCCATGCTCATTAGTCCACATCGCGATGTGCACAGCGACGGTCTGTCCTCCGAGCGACATGCGCGGATATCCGTGACCGCGCCCGGTGGTGCCAGACGTGGGGCCTGTCCAAATCCAGCATCCAGTTTGAGCATCAACACGGACTCGGCTCATGATTTTTTCGTGGATAGTCTGACGGCGCGACATTCCTACACCCTCATCGGCATGACGATGTAATCTTCGTCAGCGTCGTTATCTGGCGTGAAATGGCCTGGCGCTTCGGGGTCTTTTCCGAAGAGCAAAAAGGAGGTGGTGGAAATGCTCTCCAGCGTGTCTTTGACAAAGGAAGCATTGAAGCCGCGCCGGAACTCTTCGCCTTCGTATTCAATATCGAGTGTTTCGGTGGCAGCTTGGCCGTTGGTAGTCACCAGTTCGATGCGCATCTGTCCGTTCGAGACGAAAAACTTCGTCGCAGATGTTTTGATATCGCCGGAAATCGCGGTCACACGATTGAGGGCACGAATGACGTTGGCACAGTCCGCCCGGATGAAAACACTGCCACGGTCGGGAATGACGCGCGTGTACTCAAGGAAGATGCCGTCCACCAATCTAGAGGTGACGATGTAATCTTCGCATTCGATGACGACTTTGTTCTCACTGAGATAGACCCGGCAAGCATCCTTGGATTCGCCCATCAGCCTGCGGAAAATGTTCACCGTCTCAGTCGGTATCGTCGCTGGCTGAAACTTCGTCAATTCGGCCGGCACGACACGCGAAACAGCTACCTTCAAGCCGTTACATCCAACGACCGCGAGCTTTCCGGATGGTAACTCGTGCAAGTGAGCACCCATCAGAAAGGGGCGATCTTTCATATTGGTGTTGAACGCGAAGGCGACCTTTCGAAAGGCAGCACTCAACACGGCAGCGCCAATCGCAAAAGCGAGTGGCGGTCGCTCTTTGCCCATACAAGGAAAATCTGAGGCCGGCAGGAAATGAAGATTGTAGCGTGAGCGGCCGCTATGGATGGCAACCTGCCCCGCCCCTCTGCCCGCCTCAATCGAAATTTCCGCGTTTTCAGGCAAGTTTTTGACGATGCCGTGCACTTCTTCGAAGTTGATGGTGAGCGCCTGCCCATTTCCAGCTTCCAGCAGCTCGCAACGCGTTTCCACTTCGACGCTCAAGTCCGTCCCGCGAACCGTCATCCGCTCGCCCTCGGGCTGGAGCAGGACATTCTGGAGGATCGGAATTTCGTCTTTGCGCGGAACAGCGTCACGCACGGCTCCAAGCGCCGACAGAAACTCTGTGCGATGAATTCGGAAATACAATTCTGCCATGTGACTAACCTCTGCCACGCGATAGCAGATCGGCAACGCGTTGTTCGTGCTGGGGGGGGGCAAAATTGAACTGGCGGAACAAGATGTCCATCGCGTCCGCAACGTCGCCTTCGGCCATCCGGCGATAGGCTTGCTCGACATGATACATGTCGCTGTCGTCCAACTTGTTGAGCTTGTCGTAAGCGGCAACAATATCGTCTTCGTCAAGATCGCCAATCACGACATCGACCTTTGCCTCAAAGGCAAGATCGGAAAGCCCTGTGGCCTCCAGACGGTTTTCTCTCAACCATTCAACGATACGGTTGTCGTTGTCGTCGGCGCTGAAATCGATTGTGACTTCTTGATTTACGATCATTTGCGGATTCCTCGCACGATGCGGACAGATCGAATGATGCCGGGTCGCTCTTTGATGGCCTTGGCCTCGGCGCGAAGGGAGTTTTCAGCGGGCGTCGTTACGACAGCGCCATCCATGAAGGTCACGCGGAAAACTGGCTGCTGTGGTTTTCTGTGGGGCTGCATCGGCAAGTCCTCAGAGGTAGCAGGAAATGGCGACGTAGCCGCAAGCCAGCAGAGCGGCTACACAGATGCCAACTATAGTTTGCAACACACGGATTTCGTGGGCTGCGGGTGGCGTGGCGATAATCGGGGAAATGAAAAACATGCGGTGATCTCCTATCATCCGTTCGGGAAACCGCCTCGCGCGAGGCGGAAACCGGAGCGGATGTTTCAGGCCGCAACGCGCGCATCCTGAACGAGCATGTCGTGGGTGCGGGCAATGGCTGCTTCACCGCAGCGGCGTATTTCATCCGCAGTGAACCAAGCGCGCAGGTCAGCTTTTGTGCAGCCTTCGCCCACACGCAGGATGGCATCCGCCATCGTTTGCGTCAGTTCGTTGTCATTCGCCGTTTTGATGTGCATGCCGGGTCTCCATCCTGTTGAGGGAGCCGGGCGGGCTATTCGTACTTCGAGGGTGCGCCGCCCGGCAGTCTTTCCGAACCGCAGAGAGGTTTGGCGGCTGGGATGGGGCGGATAGTAAGCATGGCTTTAATTTGTTTGCAAGCTATACTTTAAAACAAAAGCGCCAAAAAACGATTCGACAATGTGCGAAAAAGAATCAATATAAGAACCAAACAGGAACAGAACGGAGAGAAATGGATGCATTTGTGTGCCGCTGCGACGCTTAATCAGGTGCTCTCGCTGTCTATCGAATGCGGCGATTGTGGCCGAATGCGCTGGCGCAAGCCGCAAGAACTCTATCGCTTACGGGGCATAGGTCCATCAACGCAGATAGCTGAGCTAGGCGGCCGGCTCGTTTGCTCATCGTGTCAGTCCGAAGGAATGGACGGCCGAAATGTGGTTATTCAGGCCGCGTTTTCGTTCGAAAATGATCGCATTAGGGCGGAAGCTTGCCGCATCAATAGCCAAGCAGTTCGCGCAATGGGATGATGCGCCACATGTTCTTAATAGCATATCCGTCAAATTGAAGTTCTTTAGGCGGATTGTATTGCTCGCAGATGATCGCGCCTTTGGTCCGCCCTTTTAGCTTCTTGACGTAAGCCTTCCCGACCGTAGCTCCATCCTCGGGAAACATTTCGATGACCACGTGATCCCCCGCAACCGCCTCGCGCCCGCCGCAATAGATAAGCTCGCCGGGATCGTAACGCGGAATCATGCTTTCACTAAGGACGTGCAGAGCGAAAACCTTCCTGAGATGCGCAATGCCTGGGGGTCTGCGAACGTAACCGGACACTTCACCGTTTAAGGTGAAATCGCCGTCATCTCCCCCAACTGCGACACCGAGAACCTCAACATCCATCGGACCTGAGGGCGCAGGCCCAAAATCCGTAACCTGCTCGGCGTCGGCTAAGGTTCCTTCGTCATCCAAATACCTTAGATCACCATTGCTGAGGGCGACGGGGTCGATTCGCAGTTTTCGAGAAATTGCCTGAAGATGTTCCATCGCGATGGCGTTTGCCCCGCGCTCCCAATTGCCAACAGCGCCAGTGCTAACACCTCCAGCTTCAGCCAGATCGCGCATCACAAGACCCCGCCGAATGCGAGCGGTTCTAATGGCTTGGCCTATTTTTCTTCGAAGTTCATTTTGATCCATGGGCGGGATGAAAGGTGAACTTTCATCTTTCGTCCATTTAAGTGTAGCTTGCAAAGATTTTAAAGCTGTGCTTTTAATCACATCCATGGAGCCGAACCTAAATCGACAAGGAGTAATTGCTGTAAGGAGCGCCGCTAATGGCGCTTCTGCAATTGCGCGCGTCATTGGGGTTACGCCGCAGGCGGTTGCACAATGGAAAGCGATCCCTCCCGAACATGTTCTTAAGCTTGAACGGGCTTTCGGGGTATCTCGCTACATTCAACGGCCAGACGTGTTCGGCTCTTGCGGATTGGAGGCGGCAGAATGACCCGCCCTGCACTCCTTTCGCGTTGGCGCTTCTCCGGTCGTTCCGGCGCGGGTAACTCTCGTTTTGCATGCGGGCCTCCATAGGCGTCTGACTCCCGCTCACCTTTGCATTTTTGCGGATCTACGTTCGATGAGAATTTTTCGGAAAAATTCTCATTGCGCTTCCGTTTGTCTGGAGCTTGGCAATGAAGAAAGAGGAATACCAAATTCAGCCGTGGTTCCGCCCGGTTAAGGGCGCGCAGCGCGATCTCATCAAGGCTGTGGGCGGGATGGATCGCGCGGCGCTGCTGCTTGGCCGTTCGGTCGGACAAATCGGCCGATACAACAACTGGCATGATCCCGACTTGATGGCGCAATGGGAAATCATCGTGCTGGAAACTGATTTGGGCCGGCCTGTTGTCTCTCGCACCATGGCCGTGCTGACTGGTGCAAGCGTCCTCGACCCAGCCGGCGATGCCCGCGGCCGTGATTGCCTTCATTCCGGTTCCGCCAAGTTGATGGCAGAGCATGCCGAATTCTTTGCGGCCTATTCGGAGGCCGCCAGCGATGGCCAATTCTCTGACCGCGAAATGCTGGAAATGCTGCCGAAGGCCGAGGACGTACGGCGCTCTGCGGATTCGCTTGTTGCGAAAATTCATCGAATGCTTGCAAAGGCAATTTCGAAAGGCGGTGAAGAATGACCGGCCTTTCGCTATTCAATCGGTCCATTTCGGAACGGGACCGTGCATTTCTCCGCAGCGTTTCACATGCGGGCGGATCGCGCGATCTGCTCGATGGCGAAGCGCCAGCCGCAGTTCAGTGCATGGTTGCAGGCTTCGTGCAGATCGAAAAGTTTCGGCGCGTTTACGTGACTGACGATGGGCAAGCGTATCTCGACCGGCTGGCGAGGGCGCACTGATGGACAACGCGACCTTTCAATCCGAAACCCTGATTGCGCGCATGGCTCGTTTCGATGCGTTGCCTCCAGCGGTTCGGCAAGCAATCAATCTTGCTTCCTTTGAGTTTCACCCTGGCATGGCAGAACGTCTGCTGCGGCGCGGCGCATCTGACCATGCTTGCGCCGCCCGCCTCGTTATAACCGACCGTGGCCTTTCTGCGCGGCAAGGCGGTGCATGATGGCGGCGCAAGCTCTCCCTATGCCCAAAAGCCACGGCCTTTCGATCATCGCCGCTGCGGTTCGCGATGGAGAATATCGTTGCAAAGGTGCGAATGACACGATTTCAGCGTCTTCGGCTATGGCCCACCGCTATCTGACGCGCGACCCAAAGGACGGCAATCTCTTCCGGCCCGGCGAAAACGCGATGGCGATACTGGTGCGAGCGCGTGATCTTGGCAAGTTGCCGGATGCGGACGCACTCGACAGTCCGGCCATGAAAGTTGCTGTTGCGCGTGATCCGCATTCCATCGACGCGGGCAACCGGCTTCGTCATCTGGACGAAAACACTGTGCTGGCGCTCATGGACGCTTTCGTGCGCGACGGCCAACGCCAGCCAATTGAAGTGTACGGCAAACAAACGGACGTCGCCGTTAAGCTCGGTGCTGGCGGGCATCGGCTGGAGGCCTGCCGACGCCTCGGCACCAAGGTTCTGTGTTTTCACCATGATGGTGATGAGTTGGATCGGCAGCTCTGTGAGATTGATGAAAATCTTATTCGCGCCGACCTGACGCCCGCCGACCGCGCACTGTTCCTTGCGCGTCGTAAGGAAATTTACCTGATCAAGCATCCAGAAACCGCGCGCGAAGCGAGTTTGAAAAGAGGTGCAAATCTTCCGGTTCGCCAAATTGGCGAAACGGCAAATCGTTTCACCGCAGCGACAGCCGAAGCGACCGGGCAGAAAGAGCGTACCATTCAGCGCGACGTTGAACGCGGTGAGAAAATATCCGCGACAGCTTTACAGATGCTGCGGGGCACCCGCCACGATAAGGGTGTGACGCTCGACCAGCTCAAGCGGCTGGAAACTCCGCAGGCGCAAGAACAGTACGCGCGCGAACTGATCGCGGCCGACAAGGCAATTGCTGCCGAAAGCAAGCAAATCCGCACGGCGATTCAAGCCAGTAACCGGCAGTCGCGCATTCGCCTTGTCAGCTTGATTGCTGAAACTGGGCGCAAGTCTGGCGGCGAACTTCCGCGCCGGGCCTATGCGCTCGGCTATGCCGATCCGCCTTGGGAGCAAGAGGCATGGAGCGACGTTACGGGGCAGGACAAGGGACTCAAGTACCCTTCCATGTCGGTTGACGAAATCAAGGCGCTTTGTGCTGGCGACAAGTCGCCGTTTACGCCGGATGCCGTGTTGTTCCTTTGGGTGACGGCCAACCGCGTTCCTGATGGCATCGCCGTTTTGGAGGCGTGGGGCTTCGAATATGTGACCTGCATGGCGTGGGACAAAGTACACATCGGCATGGGCCGGTGGGTTCGGGATAGGCATGAACTGCTGCTGATCGGCAAGCGCGGCAAGATTTCGCTTGCACCGGAAATGGGAACTCAGCCCGAAAGTCTCTATCCCGAACCGAAGACAGAGCATAGCCGCAAACCGGCGTGGTTTGCTGCGCAGATCGAACGGCAATGGCCGTCCCTCCGCAAAATTGAGCTTTTCCAGCGCCGCGACAGCCTAGCCGAAGGAGATATCCGGCTGAATGGCATGTGGGACTTTTGGGGCAACCAATCAGGCGCGCCGGAAGGCGGTGCGGCATGAACGGTCATTTTGCACGCACCCACATCGCAGCCAGCGCGCCGATGAAAATTCTTATCGGCTGCGAAACATCCGGCATTGTACGCCGGGCATTCGATGCGCTGGGGCATGATGTCTGGTCTTGTGATCTTCTGCCGGCTGAAGACGGTAGCAATCGTCACATAATATGCGATGTGCGGGACCTGCTGCATGATGGTTGGGATTTGCTGGCGGTAATGCACCCTCCCTGCACGCGGCTATGCAATTCAGGGGTTCGTTGGCTTATCGAGCCGCCGACCAATCCGCCAAACGAAGCGTCTGCGGCTGAAAAAGCGGTTTGGCATTCTCTGTCCCGCGAACAGAAACTCGCCATTATGTGGCGGCTCCTGGATGAAGGGGCAGCGCTGTTTTCTGACTGCTGGAACGCACCTATTCCTCGCGTTGTGGTCGAAAACCCGATCATGCACAAGCATGCGAAAGAGCGCATTCGCAATTACCAGAAACCAACGCAGACGGTACAACCGTGGTGGTTTGGTGAACAGGCTTTCAAAGCCACGTCGTTCTATCTTCGCGAGCTTCCGCCCCTCGTGGAAACGAACCGCCTCGTTCCGCCGAAGGCCGGAACGGAAGAGCATAAGCGATGGTCGCAGGTGCACCGCGCCTCGCCGGGGCCGAGCCGCTGGCAGCTTCGATCCAAGACCTATCAAGGCATTGCCGACGCAATGGCTTTGCAGTGGGGCGGCTATGCACTTGAGGCGGCAGCATGAGAGATCATCAGGCCGAGCAGAAGAAAGTTGAACGGGTGCGCTACCTCGCGGATCGGCTGAGCGGAGATCAATGGGTGGTCGAAACCGACAATGATCTGGTGCACCTGGTCGCGTTTCGCCGCATGGACGAAGCGACCATCATCGCAACATTCAGCAAGGATGCCTTGTCGCACGAAATCGAACTGATTGCGTTGGGACTCGATGTGGCTCGGATGCTTCTTGATGTGGGTGAACGGGCAGGCAGGATCATATCCGCCCTTCGGCGCGCATTGGGCCATGAAGACCGCAAGCCGCGCGATAAGAACTATGCCGCCAATGCAGCCATCCTCTGCGGGGAGCCGTTGTTTCATCGCTACTTGGAGCGCCGCGATCCGACACGCACCATTCATAACAAGGACCATGCCGACACGACCCTCAAGAAGTTGATCGGCATCACGAGCAAAAAGCAACTCAACACAGAAGCTCGGGCGCAGACGGCTTTTCGCGAACTGCGCGCGGACTATCAGGCATGGAAAGAAAGGGGCCGGGCATGACAGGAATTTCGCCGGTTGTCGAAGAATTGCAGGACTGCGTTAATGATGCCGAGCGGGCGCGCTGGCTGCTGAAAATACCGGTCGTCATGCTCTATCGTGAGCAGACGGCTATCTATCGCGCCCTGCGTGCCGCCCGGTTCGCGCGCGGGGAAGAGCTGGTCGATATCGAGATTTCCGCCCTCCTTTCGGTTCGTGATCGCTTCGGCCGATTGCCTGCCGAAATTGAAGCGACCATCAGCGCCGCGCGCAGCTTCATGGAGGCTGTTGCGCGGAAAGGCGGCGTGGCATGAGCGGCGAGGCAACGATCCGGCGCGGTGTGCGCAATGCGCGATATTCCGCGATCCCAAACCACGTACTTGAGGACAAGCGGCTTTCCATGGATGCGCGTTGGCTGCTTTGCTACCTCCTGTCCAAGCCAGACAACTGGACCGTTGTGGTTGGTGATATCAGCAACAAGGGCGGCTGCGGTCGCGACAAGGTGCGCAAGATGATCGCGGAGCTGGTCGATGCCGGCTACGCAGAACGCGACCAGACGCGAGATGAGGGTCGATTTAGCGCCGCCAGCATGGTGATTTTCGATGAACCGCGATCCGCCGCTGAGCGAGACGAGACCGAAAGTGTTGCATCTTTACCGCAGACTGAAATGCCGGCGACGGCAAAACCGTCGCCGGTGACGCCGTCGCCGGCAAAATCGGCACATAGTAATAACTTAGATTCAGCAAATACTGATTATCAGCAAGAGGGAGATGCGCGCGAGGCTGTTTCGGAAGGGGAGGAAGACCCCAAGGCGGTGGCGCGAGCATTCAGGCGCTGGTACGGCGATTGGCCGACCCGGAAAGTGGACAGCGCCTATGCTGCCGAACGTGCATGGCAGGCGCTGACGCCGGCCCAGCGGGTGGATTGCATCGCGAAATCCCCGCTCTACATCGAAAGGGCCAATGCGACCAAAGGCGTGAAGGTGCCTTGGGCCGGGCCATATCTCACCGGCCGGGATTGGGAGAAGCTGGATGATCCCAAATCGGACATAGCGCTGCCCGTAGTGCACGGTCCGTTTACGCGAGCTTGGCACGCCCGGCGCTGCGCGGAATTGCTCCTGCCCATTTCGTCAACCATGCCGCAGCTCGCTCCGTTCTTGCGCCGGATCGTGGATGCGGGCGGCGAGAAGGCGGAAGCGACCCTTCGTGACCACCGCCGCAAGTATGGTTGGCCCAAGGTCAACACGATGGATGAGCGGGCGGGCGACCGGAAGGGCGTCACGGTTCCACCGAGTGTTTTCAGGGTTTCAGAAGCTTTCGAGAAAGCCCATCGCGAGGGCGATCTTGCGCAGGCTTGGGAGCGGCTATTCGACCGTCTCGGCCTCCCTTGGCCTCCTGTGCCGCCCGGTGTCGAGTGGCTGTTCTTCCCCCCCGTACCGGCCGAAGTGACGGACGTGGATATGGCGGTGGCAGAAGCGTGGGCCGCATTTGAGACAAACGTTAGCGAAGGACGCAACGATGATGCAGCATAGAGGCAGTCTTTTGGGTGGTGCCGTCTCGGATAGCGGCCTGATCAAGCTCGCGCGGATTGCCGATGAGCAGGCCGCAAAGCTGCGCTGGCTTTCGATGGCGAGCCGTCGAATCGTCGCAGACTATCCGAATCATGCGCGGTGGATTTGCCTTCGGGTGATGACCGGCCGTGAAAAGGCTGTGCAAAAGTCGCTGGAAGCGCTCGATATTGAAGCCTTGGTTCCGACACGCCGGGGCAAGGTTCATCACCGACGCGGTCGGGTAATCCCGGCTTCTGATGTCCCTGTCCTCATCGGTTACGCCCTTGTCCGCTGCGTGTATTCGACCACGGCGATGGCAGGGCTTGAGACGGTCGAACATGTCATTGGTGTGCTTGGTGGATGGGAAACACCTGTTCCGATCAGTGAGGAATATGTCAATAAATACATAGAGAAGGCGGCGACTGGAGCATACGATTACGAACGTCCGGGGATCATCGTTCGCACTGGCGAGAAGGTGCGCGTTACCGAGGGACCGTTCGGCGGTATAGCCGGCATTGTCATCACAGCTCCTACGGATGGGATCGGTGACGCCGTGATTGAAATCACGCTGATGGGTAAGCCAGTGCCAATGCTGGTGCCTCTTGCAAACATCGAGAAGGTGTGACTATAGGTTGGTTACGGACGAGCTGATGATCCTGCTAGTGAGCTTCTGAAAACGCGGTAGAACGCGGGGATGACAATCCCGAAGTTGGTACACCGGTCAGCCCCCGCCTTGACGATCTCCAGCATGAGAGGATCGATTCAAGGCCGGTGCGCAAGCTATGTCCAATCCATGGCGGACCAATTTGAAAAGCGATCCTTCGGGGTCGCTTTTTTCGTTTAAGAGTTATGGGCAAACTCTCCTCTCTTCCTTCGCGCCTCGGCAGGCTACCGGATCGTATCGGAAGCCCACCCAAGAGAGCCGAAGGCTTCTACCAGTCGCCTGAGTGGCGCAATCTCATGTCTTCCTTGAAACGGACGCGCGGCAACAAATGCCAGCGCTGCGGGTCAAGGGGCCGGATCATTGGCGATCATATCCATGAGCGGAAGGATGGTGGTGCGGAGCTTGATCCGGCCAACGTCGAACTCCTTTGCTTGCCCTGTCACAACACGAAGACGGCGAAGGCCAAGGCCGCAAGGGCGGCTGGCCTGACCTGACCCCGATGGGAGGGGTGGGGTCGATCTCTCGGGAGGCGACCGCCCCCGCACCGCCGTCCCTCTCATGCGGAGATTTTTTTTCGGATGGACGAGAATTTTGACCTGTTCGGCCAGCCGATTTCAGACCGGCAGGGCCTGCGCGGAAGGCCGCCATATGTGGCCACTGAGAAAGACCGCAATAAAATCAAACTCTTGCTCGCTCTCGGCTGGTCAATCGAAAGAATGGCCAACGGTATCGGCGTCTCTCCCGCGACCTTGAAGCGGCATTTTAGAGCCGAACTGAAAGTTCGGACCAAGATGCGCGATGGGCTGGAGGCGCGACGATTTGAGATCGCCATGGAACTGGCAAACGCCGGCAACGTCGCGGCGTTGAAAGAACTCGGCAAGATGATCGAGAAGAACGACGCCATGGTGGCGGCCCGCGCCTATCGCGGTGATGACGATGAAGAGAAGAAACCCGAAAAGATCGGCAAGAAGGAACAGGCGCAACGCGATGCCGAACAGGCGGAGCAAAGCGATACCTGGGGCGACGATCTGCAATTCCGAGGAAGGGTAAATTGATGGCTCTTTCCAGTTCCAAGGCAAAGGTAGACCGCGATTGGTCAACCGCATGCCCGGACTGGAAAGAGCGGATCATGCAACGAAAGTCGCTGATACCGAAACTGCCGCTGTTTGATTTCGAGGCCGAAAAGGCGCTCCGCATTTTCAAACGGCTCCGGGTGCCGGATATTATCGGCCAGCCGACATATGGCGATGCTTGCGACGAATGGGTTTTTGACCTTGTGCGGGTCATCTTTGGCTCCTTCGACGTGGAAGCCAAGCGGCGCATGATCCGTGAATTTTTCCTTCTGGTTCCGAAGAAGAACGGGAAAAGTTCGATTGCAGCCGCGATCATCGTTACGGCCGCAATCCTGAACATGCGGCCGGAAGCGGAATTGTTGCTGATCGCTCCGACGAAGAAGATTGCTGAAATCGCTTTTCGTCAAGCACTCGGCATCATCAAGCTCGACAAGCAACTGACGGCCCTTTTCCACCCGCAGACGCACCAGAAGACTATTACGCACCGCACCTCCGGCGCGATTATCGTCATTAAGGCGGCGGAAGCCGACGTTATTACCGGCAGCAAGGCGACTTTCATCCTGATCGATGAATTGCATGTGTTCGCGCAGAAGCCGCGCGCGGCTGACCTGATGACGGAAATTCGTGGTTCTCTTGCCGCGCGGCCTGATGGGTTCCTGCTCATCATCACGACGCAATCCAAAGCTCCGCCCGCTGGTGTTTTCAAGGCTGAGCTGAATATTGCCCGGCAGGTGCGCGACGGCGAATTGAAGCGGTCCCTGTTGCCGATCCTCTACGAACTGCCATTTGAGGTCGCAAATGACAATGGCTGGCGTGATCCCAAAACATGGGGGATGGTCAACCCGAACCTCAATCGCTCGGTAGATGAAGCGTTCCTTGTGGACGAACTGGCGGCGGCCGAGGAAAAGGGACTTTCAGACCTTCTGTTGTTTGCCTCGCAACACCTCAATGTTGAGGTCGGGCAGTCTCTCGGCGGCTGGCGCGGCTCCCACTTCTGGAAAGATCGGGTGCTGTCGAAGTTGGTGAGCCTCGAATATCTTTTGGAGAATTCCGAGGTTGCGACGGTCGGCATAGATGGTGGCGGGCTGGATGATCTTTTGGGGTTGGCCGTTCTCGGCCGTCATCGCATTACGCAGGATTGGCTCTGCTGGGTCCATGCATGGTGTCAGCGCGACGTATTGAACCTTCGCAAAGATATCGCGGCCAATCTTCTCGATGCCGAAAAAGAGAGGTCGCTGACTTTCTGCGACGATGCCACGGCTGACATCGTGGGCGTGGTCGAAATCTGCAAGAAGGTTCGGGACGCCGGTTTGCTGCCGGATGAATACGGGATTGGTCTCGACCCGCAAGGCGTCGGCGCGATGGTTGACGAACTGGCCCGCTACGGCATTGGCCGGCCTCTCGTCACATCCGTTCCTCAAGGGTTCCGATTGTCCTCGGCGGTCTGGAGTCTTGAGCGGAAACTGAAGGACAAAACCTTCTGGCATGCCGGGCAGGGCCTCATGACGTTCTGCGTGGGCAACGCCAAGGCAGAACAGCGCGGTAACGCCGTTCTCATCACCAAGGAAACCGCAGGCAAAGCGAAAATCGATCCGCTCTGCGCTCTCTTCAACGCAATCAAACTGATGGAAGTTGGCCCGGTCGCTGCGGCTCCAGTCGCGTCACCTTGGGACGATCCTGATTACACGATGGTGGCCTGATGGGTTCCAAGAAAAAGAAACTGGAGAAGCGCTCGGCTTCTCTGGAGTCGCAATCCATTCCTGTCAGCGCGGAAAACTTCATGGAGTTTTTCGGCGTCGGCGGCATGGGCGGCTCGCTCCCGTCCGTGACGATTGAAAGCGCGCTCAAGGTGCCAGCGGTGCAGGCGGCGGTTCTCTTCCTTAGCCGCACGCTGGCATCGCTGCCGCTCCATGTTTACCGGAAGGTTGAAACCGGGCCGGTTCGGCACGGCGGCAAACTCGCCGCCGTGATCGAGGAAAACCCGAACGACGAAATGGATACCTCCAAGTTTCGCCGTTACTTTTGGGAACAGGTCTTCACAGGGGGACGCGGCCTTGCATGGATCGAGCGAAAAGGCGCGAGCGTAGAAGCGATATGGCCTATCGATCCCGGCTCCTGTTCGGTCGTTCGGCGTGGCGGAAAGCTGTTCTACAAGTTCGACAGCAAAGAGTACCCAGCCGCTGATGTGATCGATATTCCGTTCATGCTCAAGCGCAACATGGTCAACCATCGTGGCCCTGTCGCTATGGCCGAAAAGGCCATCCAGCTCGCCTTGGCAATGAATGATTATGCATCGAACTTCTTCGCTGGCGGTGGCGTCCCGCCTCTGGCGCTGGAAGGTCCGTTGCCAGCCAATGCCGATGCGATGAAACGAGCGCGGTCGGATGTGAAGCGCGCCGTCGAGGCGGCCCGAGACGACAATCTGCCGCTGGTGCAATTGCCTTCGGGCTACAAGCTTACGCAGGTCGGGTACGATCCTGCGAAGGGGCAGATGACCGAAGCCCGGCTCTATCAGGTGCAGGAAATCGCACGCGCTTGGCAGATACCGCCGAACTTCCTCCAAGACCTGTCCCGTGCCACCTTTTCGAATGTCGAGCAAAACGACCTTCATCTGGTGAAGCATATTGTCAGCCAATGGGCCATTGCCTTCGAAGGTGAGTTAAACCTCAAGCTCTTCGGCAGGTTCTCGACCCGACGCTATGTCCGTCACAATCTCGACGGCCTGATGCGAGGCGACTATCTGAGCCGGCTTCGCGCTCTTGCTGCCGGCGTAAATGCGGCGCTGCTGACGCCGAACGAAGCGCGGGAGATCGAGGGGCGACCGAAGAACTCTGATCCCGCCGCCGACCGTCTGCATATCCAGAGCGGCACGGTTCCAATCGGGACAAACAATGCGGGCGTCGGTCATAACGGCGGCCCGCCTCTTGATGACGATACCAACGAAAATCAGGTGGACGATGACCGGCAAGATTGAACGGGAAATACGCGCTCTTGTCCGCCCGGTGGAAACAAGGGCGGACGGCGAGAAAATGACCGTCGCAGGCTATGCGGCAGTCTTCGGACAGGAAACCGATATTGCCGAAGAGTTCATTGAGGTGATCGAGCCGGGGGCGTTCAAGCGCTCCATCAACGGCGAGGATGTTCTTGCCCTCTACCAGCATAACCCCTGCTGCATCTTGGGTCGAACATCAGCCGGAACACTCCGGCTGAAAGAAGACAACAAGGGTTTGGCGGTCGAAATCGACCTGCCCAACACCACCAACGGGCGCGATGTCCGCGAGCTTATCCAGCGTGGCGATATCTCCGGCATGTCGTTCGGCTTCTACGTGCCGGATACCCTTTCCGAGAAATGGGATTTCTCGGTTAACCCGCCACGTCGGCGTATCCTGAATGTTGAGCTTTATGAGGTCTCGATTGTGGCGAACCCCGCCTATTCCGGAACCTCAGTCGCTTTGCGGTCGCGGGATAATGCCCGCGCCGCCTCTGAAATCCGATCAATCCTGCCGGCAAGTCGCCTTCGGATGAAAGTCGGTATCGACCTCGCGCTGCGGAAATAGGCGCGCTTCTTTTTTGCCTCACCACAACATGGAGATTTATATGTCGCAGAAACTCAAGGAACTGCGTGAAAAGCAGGCGCGTATCGTTACCGAGGCGCGCGAACGTCTCGACAGCATCGGGGAAAATACCGATGCCGCACGTGCCACGGAACTCGAAACCCAGCACGATACGGCGATGGCCGAATATGACCGGCTGGAAGCCCTCATCAAGCGTGAAGAAGACCTCGCCAAGCTAGAGCGCCGGGAAGATGAGCGCCGCGCGCAACAGCGCCCCTTGCGTGACACGCCGGAATATCGCGCTGCCGACGATCCGCAGGGTGGCAAGGTTGAATATCGCAGCGTCTTTGCAAAGGTCGTCTGCGGCGTCGATCCGTCCGAACTCACGGCGGAAGAACGATCCGTCCTTCGTAGCGGTGCGACCAAGTTCGAGGCGAGAACGCAGGTTGCCGGCGTTGCCGCCGCTGGCGGTTATACCGTGCCGACCGAGCTTGCCAATGAAATCATCAAGTCGATGAAAGCGTGGGGTCCGCTCTACGATGAAAACATCTGCACGGTGATCACGACCGCGAGCGGCAATCCTATGGCCGTGCCGACCGTTGACGACACGGCCGAAGAAGCCGCCGCAAAGGCCGAGGACGCTGGTGTTGCGGACGACAACAGCGGCGATGTCGAATTCGGGCAGAAGCTGTTGGAAGCATTTGTCTACGCCACGCCGTTCGTGAAGTGGTCTTTTGAACTTGATGCTGATTCCATCTTCAACATGGAACAGCTCCTCGGTTCGCTGGTTGGTGAACGCCTTGGCCGGATCGGCAACCGCCGCCTGACGTCTGGCACCGGCAACGCCCAGCCGAATGGCGTCGTAACGGCGTCCAGTGAGGGTAAAGTGACAGCCGCCGTCAACGGCTTCACGTGGGATGATGTCATGGACCTGGAGCATTCCGTCGATCCCGCATATCGCGGCTCTCCAAAGTGCCGCTACATGTTCCATGACAAGGTGCTTGCCGCGGCGCGCAAGCTCAAGGACGGTCAGGGCAACTACCTCTGGCAGAGGGGCGACGTGCAGAAAGGCACGCCGGACAGTTTCAACGGCAGGCCTTATTCCATCAACCAGCATATGGAAGAAATCGCAGCGGACAAGCGCATCATGGTGTTCGGTGACTTCTCCAAGTATTTCGTCCGCAAGGTCGGTTCTCCCGTTATCGGCGTGCTGCGCGAACGCTTCTGGCCGCAGGTCGGTATTGCCGGCCTGATCCGGTTCGATGGTGAGTTGGGCGATACCGCCGCGATCAAGCACCTCAAAACCGCTGCATAAGGCTCGGCTTTGCAAGGCGGGCGCAATTCGCGCCCGCTGACAAAACCGATGGAGGCTCACATGAAAATCAGAATGCTTTTAGGTCTGGCTGGTGCGAATTTCTCGCTCGCACCCGGCGACGTTCCCCTTGATGGCCAGTTTTCGGAAAAGGAGGCGCTCCGGCTTGTTGATGCCGGCCTTGCTGAACTGGTGAAAGACGAAGAGGGGAGTGAAGTTGCGTTGCGGCTCTCACTCGACAACGAAAATCTTCTCAAAGAGCTGGAGGAACTGAAAGCCTTGGCGGTCCGACTTGAGGAGAGCGAAGCACGGATTGTTGTTCTCATTGGCGAAAACGACGCGCTCCAGCATCGTGCCGACGCGGCGGAAAAATCCCTTGCTGGCGCCATCGAAAACGGCGAGGCGCTGAGCGTCGACATCGCAAAGTTGAATGAAATGCTGAGCGATGGCGCAGCTCAACTCAAGGAAACCGAAGAACGCCTCGCGGCTCTCGATAGCGAAAAGAAGACCCTCCAGCTTCGCGCCGAGGAAGCGGAAAAACTGCTGGAAAAAGCCCTGAGTGCCGGCGCGACGGATCAGGCCAAGAAAAGCAAATCGGGGGCAGGTTGATGTGGTATGCGGGGAAGTCAGAACCTAAAGACCCTGATGCACTGGTGGTGCCGCTTGCTGATGTAAAGCTGCGCCTCAGTGTCGATTATTCCGATGATGACGATATGCTTGCCGATATCGTACGCGAGGCGACCGCGTACGTTGAAAGCTATTGCAACATTCGCCTCGCACCGCAAACGCTGACCAGTGAGTGCGATGGCTTCAGGGATTTGCGGCGTCTGCCCGACGGTCCGGTGTTCGCAGATGCCGTCAAAGAAATCGGGTATGTCGATCAATCCGGCAACCCGCAGACGGTGGATACCGGCATCTACAGTCTCCTTCTTGACGGGCTGGAGGCATCTATTGCCCTCAAGGCTGGCCGTGTGTGGCCTATTAATCGCCACGGAGAGCGCATCAAAGTCAAGATCGAGGCCGGATACGGCGACAAGCTCCCTTACGAAATACGGGCGGCGATCATGGTGCGGGTGGCCTCGGTCTACCGGGGTCGTGAGAATGCGCCCATGGGTGAGTGGTCGGATTTCGACTCGCTGTTGATCAATTTCAGAAGGGGGGCGTGATGGCCCGCGTTCGTTTCACCGATGACTTCGATTATCGGCCGCCTGTCTTTGGCGTCACCATTGCTTATAAAGCCGGTTGGTCCGGCTCTGTAAAAAAAGAATGTGCCGATCAGGCTGTTGCGCAGAAAAAGGCCGTGCGGATAAAGCCGCAGCCTCGATCTTCTGAAAAGGTGACCGAGAATGCTTAATGCGGGAGACCTCAGAGAGCGCGTTGCGCTCGACAAGCGGCAGGCCACCAATGACGGCGCTGGAAATCACCGCGCGGGCTTCGTGCAGCAATTCGAGCGCAGAGCGCAATTTGTCTATGCTGGGGGCAGCGAGGCTGTAATCGCGGAACGGCTGGGAGGCAAGTCTGTCCTCAAAATCAGACTCCGCAAAGATAGCCAGACGAAACAAATCACATCCGACTGGCAATTGCGAGATGTCCGGCGCGGCACGGTCTACGCGATCCGCGAGGCCGACACCGTCACGCATCCGCTTTGCGTTTATCTGGTTGTTGTGAGCGGGGTGGCTCCATGAAAATCATCGGCATTGAAAAGATGATGCGCCGCCTTGAGCGTATTCCCGAGGAGGTTCGCCGGCGCACGAAAGCGGAGCTGATGTTAGGCGGCCGCGAAATCAACATGCTCCAACGCTCGCTTGTGCCGAAGGATGATTTGACGCTCGCCGGCACCATTCGCTCCGAACCCTTGCCTGACCCGCAGATTGGCGTTGTCATTCTAGCGGGTGGCGAGGCCACCACAAAGCCGGTGCGCGAAACCGAAAAAGGCAATTCGCCCGAGTACGACTATGCTCTCGCGCAGGAGTTCGGCACGGAGGACATGCCGGCGAACCCGTTTTTCCGGCCCGCCATTCGCGTGAAGAAAAAGCAGGTCAGAAACCGCGTACGCGCGGCCGCCCGGAAAGCCCTTAGATCGGGGGTGAAGAAATGAGCGACCCAGCCCTTGCAGTTCAAACGGCGCTTGTCGGGCGGATCACGAGTTTGGCGACGGAAGCCGGCGAGCGGGTCTATGATGATGTGCCGGCCGAGGCGCAGCGGGAATCAGAAACCGGCGCGGCTTGGCCTTATATCTCGCTTGGTAACGGGCAGATGGTCCCGGTTGACGAAGAATGCTTTGACCGCTCATCCACGTACATTGATGTCAATGTCTGGTCGCGCGATGTCGGCTTTCCGCAGGCAAAACGCATTGCCGGCGCAATCCGCGCCGCCTTGCACGAACAGGAGCTGGCAATCGCCGGCCATGTCCTCGACCGTATGCGCGTTGAGAACGTCAATTATTCGCGCGACCCGGACGGCGCGACCCGCCGCGCGCGCATCGAATTGCTGATTGAAACCCAGCCAGCAATCTGACCCTCAGCAATCTTTTCAAACCTTGGAGGCTCGTCATGGCGACGACTAAGAAACTACTGCTTCAATTCGGCGACGGCGCGCAGCCGGAAGAATTCGCCCATTCCTGCACCATCAACACGTCGCAGGATTTCACTATCGAGGCGACCACGACCGACGCCACAGACCCGAACTGCGAGAACCCCGATGCGCCGGGCTGGGTTCTGCGCTCGGTTGATACCCTTTCCGCCAATATCAACGGCGCAGGCACGGCCGATCCCGTCAGCTATGGCGTGCTACGCGCAAAAGCGCTCAGCGGAGAGCCGATCAACGTCCGCGTGCTTATCGATCTTCCGAAGGCGCAGGGCGGCGGCTGGTATGCCGGCAGGTTCGTCATTACCTCGCTCGGCCTCGCGAAAGAAGGCAAGGGCTATCTGTCTTCGACGGTTGCCCTGCAATCGGATGGCGTGGTTGCGTGGGTTGAGGCCGCAGCATGACGGCGGCCTTTGAAGCACCGTTCGGCGGAAAGAAACATTCTTTCCGCCTGCCCTTGGAAGGCTTGCAGGAATTGCAGGCCGTCTGCAATGCAGGGCCGGCAACGATCCTTGCGCGGCTCATGTCAGCCCAGCCGCAGGCCGCCAACATGAAGCGGCCGAATGCCGAAGATTATCATCTCGGCGCGCAAGACCCGGATTTTCTGGCGAACTGGAACCTGTATTCGCTCCTGCGCGGTATAGGTGGCGATTGGCGGGTGGAAGACGTCCGCGAAACGATCCGCCTCGGGCTGATTGGTGCGGGAATGTCTCCGACTGACGCCTTCATTGCTGTTTCCACTTATGTCGATAGGACGGACAAATATCCTCTTGTCGATAATGTCGGGATTGCGTCCGGCATTCTTCTTCACGCGCTGACTGCGCCGGCAGGAGAAAATCCGGGAAAGGCCAAAGCCGAGGAAACGACGACAGCGACCGAATAGTTTTCTCGGATTTATATGGCCTCGGCGCCGTCATGGGCATGCCGCCCTCCGAGGTCAAGAAGATGATGCTTTGGGAATTCGCAGCCTGCGCAAACGGGTTTGCGAAAGCCAATGGCGCGGAAGATGCCGTAGAAGCGCCCAGCTTCGAAGAACATCTGGATATGGTGCGCCGGCTCAAGCCTCGGTCGTAACGATCTCTCGACCAATGAAAAGCAGTACAAGCCCGATAAGCGATGCTGTTGCAAGTGCGATCAGTATTGTTGGCGATGGCGCGGCCGTTTCGACGGCTGCGCCCATCTGGCTCAATCGTTGATTAAAGGCCGCATCGCCGGCCGATGTTGTGGCCGGTAAAGCGTAATAGGCGGCCAGAGGCGTTGGTGCGACGAACAAAACCGCGCCAATTTTTCCCAGCGCTGTCAGGCGGTATCTCGAAACCGTCATTTGAAATTCTCCCCTCGAAATCGCCCGTTGGTAACAGGAATCGCTATGGCCGTCACCCTTGATGAGCTGCGCGCCGTCATGCGCATGGAATTGAACCCGTTCATGAAAGACCTCCAGAAGGTCCATGGGGTATCGACCAAGACCGCGCGCCTCGTGGAATCAACATGGCTTTCGACTAACAAGCGCCTGGACAACATCGGCCGCAGCATGGCCCAAAGCCTTGCAGCGCCGTTGCTGGGAATTGGTGCCGCGCTTTCGGTGGATTCCGTCGCCAAGTATGCCGATGCTTGGACGGCCGCAAAGAACAGCCTTTCTGTTGCCGGCGTCGTTGGCGAAAAGCAGGTTGATGTTCTCGATCAGCTCTACAAGTCGGCTCAAGACAATGCGGCTCCGCTCAATGCCATGGCCGATCTGTTCGGCAAAGCTGCGCAGGCCGGCGATAATCTCGGGGCAAGTCAGGCCGATTTGCTCAAGTTTTCTGATGGCGTGGGCGTTGCATTGCGTGTGGCCGGTTCGTCTGCCTCGCAGGCTTCCGGCGCGCTGACGCAGCTCGGCCAGCTCCTCGGGCAGGCGCGGGTTCAAGCCGAAGAATTCAATTCTATCAATGAAGGCGCGCGGCCAATCCTGATGGCGGTGGCAAACGGCCTTGATGAGGCTGGCGGCTCGGTATCGAAGCTGAAAGAGCTGGTAAATGAGGGGAAGGTTTCCGGCCAGCAGTTCTTCCAAGCCTTCCTGAAAGGCCTGCCGTCTATCCAGTCCATGGCAGCAAATGCCACGCAAACCATTGAGCAGGGCGTGACGAAGGTGAATAACGCTTTCACCCGGTTCATTGGTGAGAGCGATGAAAGCCTCGGCGCAAGCCAGCGCCTTGTTGCTGGCCTCAATGCTCTCGCTGACAATTTCGACCAGACGGCCGATGTCGTCTTGAAAGTCGCTGCGGTGATTGCCGGCGCGCTCGTCGGTCGATCCATCGCCGGCATGATTGCAAGTCTTGGCCTCGCCACCTCGGCCGTTATTCGCTTTGTCATGGCCGTGCGGGCTGCTGCCACCATTTCGGGGCTTGCAACCGCGATGGGCGGTCTTTCTGTTGCTGCTGGGCCGATTGGTGCGGTCATCGGCGTGACAGCCGTAGGAGCACTCGCGCTGTTCGCCTCGTCTTCCGGGGAGGCCAGTGAAGGTGCCGCCCGCTTCGAAGAACGCCTAAAGAAAATGGCGGATACGGCCGACGCGGCGGCCACACGAACGCAGGACGCTGGGCAGCGCATCAGTGACAGTTTTGTTAACGGTCTTAACAAAGAGGTCGATGCCGCGACTGTCCGCGTCAATGAAGCCAAAGCGGCCGTTATTGATCTTTTCGATCAATTGTTCAGAAACGTGGACAGGGACACAATCTCGCCTGACCAGCTGGCGCAGCTTGAGTCCTTGAAGAAGCGTCTTGATGAAGGGAGCATCGGCGCGCTTGAAGTCAAAAATGCCCTTCACTCGCTCGCGAATGCCAACCCCAATTTTCAGGCGCTTGCCGACGCGTTCGCACCTCTCCTTGATCGGCTCAATCAGGTTGTTGTCGGGATAAAGGCCGCTCGCGAACAGTTGGCGGTAGCGACAGGCTCGGCGCTCTCAGATCAGCAGATCGCCGGTTACAAGCAATACTCTGCATCGCGCATGCAGGGCGAAGAAATGTTGCGGCTGGGCAAGGCTTATGCTGACGAGGCGAAGCGTCAGAACGGATTGAGCAAGGAACAGCTCGCCGTTGAAAAGGAAATTGCCTCGATCCGGAAAGACCTTGCGGAAAAGGGCGGCTTCCTTCCTGACGATCAGATAAAGGCGCTTGCCGCCTCGAATGTCGCAGCCTCGGACGCTCGTAGCAAGAGCGGTAAATCGAAGTCTGTCAAACAGACGGCCGATAGCCGCTTTGATGCGGATATTCAGGCGGTGCGCGACCGGACGGCCGCCTTGATCGAGGAGCAAAAAATCCTCGGCTTGACCTATCAGGAACAGGAAAAGCGGCGCATGGCGCTCGATCTCGAACAGACGGCGCTCGCCGATCTGCGCGAGGAAGCGCGCCGCAAGGGTGTAACGGACCTTGAAAGCATCCAGCTTTCTGCCGCGCATCGAGCAAAGATTGACGAGGCCTCGTCCGCATATGCGCGGCAGGCCGATATCCTTCGCCAGCTCGAAGAAGCACAACATCGGGCCGACGATGCCTCGCGCGAGTTCTATGACTCGTTCAAGAGCAGCGTCATCGACGCGATAACCGGCGCGAAAAGCCTTGGTGATGCGTTGCGCAGCCTCGCTAAACAGTTTGCCAGCATGTTGCTTAGCCGCGGCATGGACCAACTGTTTCAGCCGTCTATAGGCGGATCGTCTGGCGGTTTGTTCGGTGGCCTGTTCAAAGCCATCGGTGGCCTTTTCCGCGCAACTGGTGGGCCTGTCGTCAAGGGTCAGCCGTATATCGTGGGCGAACATCGCCCGGAAATGTTTGTGCCGGATCAAAACGGCAAAATAGTTCCGCGCGTGCCGACGATGCCGCAGTTTCCGGATGCTTCGCAGATGCGAGGCTCGTTTGGCAACATGACGGTTGATGCCCGAACAACCATTCAGGCCAGCGGAAACGAAGAAACGGACGCCAAGCTTATTGCGTTCGCTCGGGAGCGAGACGCGCAGTTGCCCAGCCAAGTCTACAAAATCATTAAAGATGGACAGAAAAGGCGGATCATCTGATGGCTCCAACCTTTCCGCGTGAACTGCCGAATGTGGTTTTCACAACGGCCGATCTGACGCTTGACGATGGCGTGACCGCCTCGGCCACACGCGGCAAGCTCACCAACTATTCGCAGGTTGCCGAACCATCATGGTCGGCATCCTTTGTCACAAAGCCGCTCACGTTCTCCGAGAAATCCTCTCTGGAAACGTGGTGGCTTTCCCTTCGTGGCGGGACGCGGGCAAAGGGTGTCATCTTTCGGCATCCTCGCGTCTGCTACCCGAAAGCGCATTGGCAAAATCATGCTCCTGCCGAGGACGAAGGGTTGCTGGCCTCAGTGGCGGACGGAAACGTTCTGGCCATCACTGCTGTGTCACCCGATCTTGTTCTCGGTGATACCGACTTGATCGGCCTCGAATTCCTGACCCGCACCTATCTCGGGAAAGTCGTCGAGGTTTCCGGCGCTGGTACGACGCGGACGATTACGGTCGAGCCGCCACCATACAGGGCCGTTGCGCAGGCTGGGGCAATTGTCCGGTTTGCTAAAATCCCTCTCATCATGCGGCCGGTTCCCGGCAGCTTTTCGGTGGCCGAAACGAACAAGCGTTATGTTGTTTCTTTCAAGCTTCAGGAATGACGACAAATGATGTCTCCAGAAGTCCAGGCGCTCTATAATGAGGGGCGCATCAACACGCGGCAGATGCTGCGATTTCAGTTTCCATCCGGCGTTTATGGCTTTATTTCTGACCGCTCGCCGCTCGTTTGGCAGGGCGTGACCTATAAAGAGTTCGGGTTAATCAAGGTGTCTGGCCTTGAAGATGGTAGCGGAACGAACGCCAGCAGCTCTTTCACGCTGACGCTTGCAGCAAGTCCTGACGATGGCCTGACGCCGGAAATCCTCCAGCAGATCGAAGACGAGGAATACCGGGATGCGCCGGTTACGATCTTCGACGCGCATTTCCATCCGGACACGCGCGAGCTGCTACAGGTCGAGGCGGTGGCGCGTGGTTATCTCGATACCATCGACCATGACGAAGACGAGAACGGTTATGTGCTGACGGCGCAATGCGAGGGCCGCCAGCTCGATTACAGCCGCAAGAATGGCCGCGTGCGTTCGGTTGCGGATCAACAGCGCCGCGCACCCGGTGACAGGTTCTTTGAACACGCCGGCAAGGCCGGGCGAACCGAAGTGTTTTGGGGCCGCTTGGCTTCATCCAAGTAGGAAATCACATGCGACAATCTGGATGGGAAGCGCGCCTCAATGCGGTTGTGGCGCGGCATCAAGACCTGCCCGGCGAATGGGGCATTTCCGACTGTTACATCCTGCCGGATGACGCGGTCGAGGCAGTGCGCGGTTCCTTCATGTATCCGAAGGGCCGCCGCTACACGTCAGAGGCCGGCGCGGCAAAACAGTTGCGCAGGCATGGTTTTGCAAACGTCAAAGAGGCTTTCGCGGCGGCTTTCTCGGAAATCCCGCCTGTCATGGCCCAGCGTGGCGATATCGGCGTGATTGAACGCGACGGCCAGTTTTCTGGCGGCGTCTTTACCTCAATCGGATTTGCGACACGCGCCCACGGCGGGCCGGTCGAATTTGTGCCGGTCTCTTTCGTGACGGCGGCATTCAGGGTGGAATAATGGGCTTCCTCGCACCTGTCGTTTCTTTCGTTGGCGGTATCCTCGGAACCGGCCTCGGCAAGATGCTTGTCGGCCTCGGCCTTAACCTCATCGTTTCAAAGATGGAGGAACGCCGGGCGAAGAAGGCGCAGGCCGCAGCAGCCGGAACCAAGTTCGACCGGGACTATGGCGAGAATGTCAGCCGCAAGGTTGCCTGCGGCCCGGTCGCACTCGCCGGCCATGATTGCTACGTCAACACATGGGAACAGTCGAACCGCAATCTTGAGCAGGCCTACGTCTTTTCGGATTTCCCGTGCGATGGCCTTGTGCGGATTTGGGCTGGCGGCTCCCAGCTCAATCTAACGACAGCCGATAACAAGCGGTTTGAGGTTGCGACCGGCGACTATGCCGGCCGGATGTTCTTCACGTTCTACGATGGAACGCAGGCGGCAGCCGATGGCGCGATGATCGCACATAGCAACCCGCCCGGCCGCTGGACGCAAGATCATATCGGCGTCGGCATTTGCTGGCTGAAAGTCGAGCTGATTTACGATCAGGAGAAGCTGAACCAGTTTCCAGAGTTCTTTTTCGAGCTGCGCGGCGCTCGCCTCTACGATTACCGCAAGGATTCGAGCATCGGCGGAAACGGCAACCATCGCTGGGGTGATTACTCAACATATGAGTACACCGAGAACCCCATCATCATGGACTATAACTATTGCCGGGGCTTTTCGTGGAATGGCGATCTGTTCCTCGGCATGGATATGCCGGCGTCCGATCTGCCATTTGACAAGTATGTAATGGCGGCCAATCTCGCTGATGAATTTGCAGATTACGGCCGTCGCTACCGCTGCTCTATCTTTCTCGATGCCGATCTCGATCACGGCGACAATCTCGACGCGCTGATGCTTTCTTGCGGCGGTATCAGGGTTGATGGCGTGGAAGGTTCGTGGCCGATCATCGGCTCGGAACAGCCGATTGTTGCCACCTTTACTGACGACGATCTTGTGCGCGGTGAAAAGGTCCGCTTCCGCAAGCGCCGCTCGATGGGCGATCTCGTCAACGCTGTTTCCGGCACCTATCAGGAGCCGGGAAACATGTGGTCGCCGGCAGGCTATGACGTGCAAACCAGCACCGCCATGGTGGAAATTGACAGGCGCACGCGTGACGTTCCGCTCAGCTTTCCCATGGTCTTTTCCAAGGGGCAGGCAAACCAGCTCGCCAGCATCTACCTCAATGAAAACCGGTACGAGGCGACGGCGGAAGTTGTCCTTCGGCCGGGCTTTCGAAACGTCAAGGCAGGTGATTGGGTCTTTTGGGACAGCCGGAACGAAAAGCGGCGCGGCGTCTATATGGTGCAGGGCCGCTCGATCTCGGCGCTTGATAGTGACGGGCCGCGAAACGTGGCGCTGTCCCTGCAAGAGCGTAACGGCCTCATCTACAAGGCCGTGGGCGTCATTCCGCCGACCGTTCCAATTCCGAACGATCAGCCGATCTATCTCAATGAGCTGCAAGACTTCGCCGTTACGCCGGTTCTCGGCATTGGCGCTGACGGCCGCAGCTATCCAGCCTTCCGCCTGTCGTGGGCGAAAATCGAAGACGTAACCATTCGCGCCATCGATTTTGAATACTGGCTGAAAAGTGAGCCGCAGAACGTCATTCCGCGCACGGTCACGGCTGACAAGCTCGTGGCGCTTTTGCAGGAAGGTGTTTTGAGCCTGTCGGATTACCAGTTCCGTTACAAGTTCGTCGCGGATCGGCCGACAAGCTGGACGCAGCCAATCACGGTGCGTTCTCTGGACGGCGGAAACGCGGATCTCGAAATCGGGCTGGGGCAGGTGCGGAAAGATATTTCCGACCGCCTGTTAGGGCTGCAAGCCGATATCGATAATCTTTGGCAACAGGTCGATAGCGTCTCAATGGTCACTTCGACCACGGACACGGTGGCCCAGCTCGAACGGCAGGCCATGCGCGCCCAGCTCGGCAGCTCCATCGCCTCCATCATTCGTGAAAGCGAAGTGCGCGCAACGCAGATGGGAGCCATGGCTCGGCGGGTGGATGGTGTCCGCGCCGAGATGGGTGACGTTCTGGCTGACGGCTATCTGTCCATGACGGCGCAGACAACCGGCGACGTGCTTTCCCGCGTGGAAATCGCCGCCCGTGCGCGCAAGGGTGAACAGGCAGCGCTTGCCGCCCTCATCCTGCGCGTCTTCATGGAAAACGGCGTCCTGAAGACTGAAAACATCCTGTCCGCCAATCGCACCATTTTCGTGGATGAGAACGGGCAAGGCGGGCAGCAAATTGTTGTGTTCGATCAGAACGGCGTGCGTCTGGCGGTCGCCAACATCGGCACGGTCAATGCCGGTCTGCTGCAAAGCCCGAACGGCAAAATGCAGATCAATCTCAGCGCCGGAACCATAGTGATACGCTCATGACCGAAACACTTATCGGCCTCGACTATGCCGGGGTGCCTTGCGTGAAAATCACGAAAGGCAACTTCAATCCGGTCACCACGCCGGATAGCCAAGTCGGGGCCTTTTTCTACAATTCCAAATGGTCGGCTGATGTCAAAGTCACCTACACTTGGATTATCCCCTATCAGGCCGGGACGATCTATCACCCACCCGGCACGGGGCCGTCGAACTACAGTTTCCATTCGTACAGCCCGACGAATGGCGACTATAGCCAGCACAAGTTTTTCCGGCAGTTTCATTTTCCAAATCTGCCTTACGGCTTTCCGCTCTTTGATGTGAAAAGCCGGCGCATTTCGAACGGCCGCTTCATCGGGGAAATGGTGCGCAAGAGCAACATGACCGGATACCAGCAGCGCGGCACGAAATGGACGTCTTCGGCCGGCTCCGAAATGGGCTGGGTCGAAAACTATCGGAACGACACCATTCCTTCGGCCGGGACCATGACGGGCATCTATACGCAGAGCATTTATCAGAACGTCAGCAGCACTGAGTATTTCATGAAGGCGGTTGTCGTCTGGCGCTTGCCCGGCGACAACACGGCCATTATCGACGGCCAGCCGAAAGCGCCTGTTCCCGGTCAACAGTCCATCCAGATCAGCAAGGATGGCGTGCGGGTCGCAAAGCCCGGCTATGACGTGAACGTTGCGAGCCTGACGCAAATCGCGTTCGATAGTTCCAACAACCCGGCAAAGATCATCGCGGCCGATGACATTTATCTGCCGGTCGGTGTGACCGATTATGAAATCGGGATCGGTATTCCCTACGGCACGGTTGCGGATGTGCACTATTACGATGGTGGCACGATCTCGTTTCCGGCCTCTCCCTCGGCCACGCCATACGGCGCTGAATACTGGTTCGAAGGCAGCAGGATACGGTTCAACAATGCGGACAGGCCATGCCGGGCGCGCTTCATCGTCATAGCCTTTGACGAGTCTCCTCCCACGGCCGGCGACAACGAAGTGTTGCGGCAGTTCAATTGGAGCGGCCAAAACATCGTCCAGTTCCTGCGGCCGGGATCGAGCGGCAATCCGTCCTTTGCGGATATCGCACTCGATAGCCGTTGGCCTTGCCTTCAAATTCTGGCGGAAGGTTATCTGCCGGTTTCGGGCGACGGACACCAGACCTATCAGGTCAACTTCAATGGTGACGGCGTTTTCCCGATGGTCAAGTTCATGACCGTGCACGGCGGGGGCGGTGACAGCGTTTCGTCATGGAGTAGGCGGGTTCGCGCGCCTTACGTCTCGATGATCGGCCTTGATCGTGTTCCCTCGCCAGCTCCGCAAGTGGCCGGCGATTGCACCTATGCCGATCTCTACGCCAACCATGTGGTTTTTCACACTTACCGGGGCCTGCCTGTGCGGTCCTACTACGCCAACGTTTCCGACTTCGATAATGGCCGTGTCTCCTACGAGTACGACAACAGCCTTCAGGGGCTGCGCTATTACATCTTCGGCATTCCACGGAAAGACTGATTATGACCGCTCTTTATAAGGACGGAACCGTTACCCTTGTCCAAGGGTCGCCGGATATTGTCGGCAATGATACTGGCTGGAAAGTCGCGCTCATTGTCGGTGGCACGGTGTTTGTCGAGGCGGAAGGCGGCTCGCCGCTGCCTATCCTACCCGACGACAGCGACGGCGCAAACCTGCATCCGATCACCAACACACAAATGACGGCCGCGATTAAGTGGACCGGCGCAAGCGGCACGTACAATTATGCCATCGTGCGCGATATGTCCTACAGCCGGCAGCAGTCGGCCAATGCGGACGCGCTGGCGCTTTACCTGCAAAGGCTCAATAACCCGTCGCTGGCGGCTGTCTCGGGGCTGGTGCCGGAAGCCGATAGCCTTATCCTGTTTACCGGGCCTGACACGGCAACTGTCATCCAGCGCGCCAGCCTTGTTCAAGGTGTCGATTACGATGAGGACGCCGACGATATTGCCGGCCGCAACCTCTATAGCAGCGAGGCGAAAGGCTTCTCGGTTCTCGTTGCCAACGCCGGCGACGGGCGCACGGCGATCTTCATCAAACGCAGCTCGACCGATGGCGATTGGTCTGTACCGTTCTATCTTTCTGGTCCGGTCGGGCCGAAGGGAGACACGGGCGCAACCGGCATCACCGACGCCGGCATCTATGCCGCCGTCAACGCTTATGCCATTCGCGATGCGGTTCTCGACAACGGTTCGACGTGGCTTGCCAAAAGCGCCGTGCCGCCCGGAAATCCGCCGCCTGTCCTGCCGGCCCAGCAGAACGATTATTGGCGGCTTCTGGCGCGGCGCGGCACTGATGGCACGGGCATCGGTGATGTCGTTGGGCCGGATGGCGCGATAGCGGGGGCCATTGTCCAATTCTCAGACACAACGGGCAAAAAGGTCGCTATCGCAAGTCTTGCTTCCCCGGCACTCCTTGGGAGAGTGAGTGCCGGAGCAGGCGAAGTTGAACGGCTGACGCCGGCGCAGGGCCGGCAGGTCTTGGGTGGATGGGAATTTCTTGGCTCTTTCAATCTTGCTGGCTTGTCCCAGTTAGACATTACAGGGTTGGGGGCTTTCAAGGCTCTGAAAATCAGTGTGTCGGGTGTTTTCAATGCGCAGGCCTCGGCGGGCCTTCGTTTTTCCTCGGACAACGGGGCGACCTTCCCCGGTGTTAGCAACGAGTTTCGATACACAATTTGTGATGGGCGATTTACGTTCGCCGACGCCTCGTCGGTGGCGTCAGCGGGGGACGGGGACTCAACTTGGTTTCCTATCCTCGATCATGGCGGGGATACCGGTTGGCCTGCTTCGGCTGAGTGCACTATTCGACATTTTAACGATGCGAGGAATGCCGTCGGCGTTGTTCAGAGCCGCTTAAGTACCCCTCAGGCCCGATATGTTCGAGGCTTGGCTGCCGCTCATTTGCGTAACTTGTCAATGAACGCCCTGCGTTTCTCGTTATCGGCATCAACCGTGCAGTTTGGGTCTTTGGACATTGAGGGATTGAGGGGATGAAAAGATTTGTTTTTGATGCTGATACCGGCGAAAGCGAAGAACGCGACATGACGCTGGAGGAAATCGCGGAGCTGGAAGCGGACGCGCCTGCGCCGATCCTACTCCCAGACCCTGCCACGGTCGTTTACGCCGTCGATCTCTGGACGCGCCTTGATGGTGGTGAGGACGGCAACAGTGGAGAGGTTGCGCAAGTGATCGGGGAAATGGAGCAACAGCCAATCCGCATCCGCAAAATCTTCGACAGCGCCACATCGTACCGGAGCGACCACGAATTGTGGCCGCTTCTTCAGCAGATCGCCACCACGCTCTTTGGTGAAGAAAGGGCGGCGCAAATCCTTGCGCCTTCCTCCCAATAGTAAACCCGGCGCGGTTTAGCGCCACCCTTCCCTAAAAAATCAGGAGATATCCTCAATGGATATGACAACGTTCTTCGCATATGCGAGGCGCGCGCCTTTTGGTGGCCGCCTTTCGCAGGGCCAGATTGACGGCATGAATGCCCTTTTCCGGTGCTGGCGGTCCCACAAGATTACCGGTTCGGACAATAATCGCCTTCTCGCCTACATCCTGGCATCGGTGTTTCATGAGACTGGCGGCCGCATGCTGCCGGTGCGCGAAACCCTCGCATCAACCGACGCCGGCGCAATCGCTGCGCTTGAAAAGGCGTGGAAAGCCGGGAAGCTCGGACAGGTGAAGACGCCATACTGGCGCAAGGATAAGGACGGCAAGAGCTGGTTTGGCCGTGGCGATATCCAGCTCACGCACAGAGTCAACTATGATGCGCTTGGCAAGCGGATCGGCGTCGATCTGGTCGGAAATCCCTCCCTTGCGCTCGATGTTGATATCAGCGCCGAAATTGCCATCGTCGGTATGCTCGAAGGCCGGTTTACCGGCAAGAAGCTGACGGACTATTTCAATCTCAAGGCGGATAATCCGGTCGGCGCTCGGGCGGTCGTCAACGGGACCGACAAGGCAAAGCTGATCGCCGGCTATTACAAGTCCTTCCTTGATGCATTGGAGGCGGCCACCCTCGCCCGCTTTCAGGGTCAGCCGGCCGATGTCGCCGCGCTCGATGCGCAACCGGACAATGTGCCGGCTGCGAAAAGCAAATCCCTCTGGACGATTATCGGCGGCTTCTTCGGTGCTACCGGCCTCAGCGTAGTGGGTGACGCGAAAGACCTTGCTGATACCGGCGCAACGCTGCTCGGTGCGATCTCCAATCCGTGGGCCTTCGGCAGTCTGGTGTTCGGCGGCGTCTCCGTTGGCGTGTTGATCTGGTTGGCCAGCACGGGCCGGCTCACCATCACGCGGAGCAGGGCGGCATGATTGCCCGGCTCGCTCCCTATCTCGCTCTTGTCGTGGCGGCGGTGGGTTTCATCGCCGCTTTCGTTTTAATCGTGGACCGCAACGCCGTGGATCGCGTGCGGGCCAGCATCGAAAGGCAAAACAATGCGTCGGGTGATTTATCGGATCGCGACCGCAGCAGCTTTAGCGATTGTCTCGATGGGGGCGGCGTGTGGCACTACGGCACCCGCAAGTGTGTCCGGCCTGCGCCGGGTGGTCGGCACTGACCTTATCGGCGCGCGCGGCGCGACACCTCAGGATCAACGGAAGATCGATTTAACCGTGGTCGGCATCTGCGCCGTTGACGGCATATGGACACGCGCGGAATGCGCAAAACACGGGAACGGAAAGTGACATGCCGGAAAAATACACCTCTCTTTATGAGGTTTTAAGCACATGGTTCGGCGGGGCATTCGCCACGCTGTTCGTCGCCTTCCTCGGCCGGGCCATGTGGCACGGCAACGAGGCGCGCAAGGGTCGGCGCAGGTTCTTCGGCCCGGAGCTGATATGGGAAATCCCGGTTGCTTTCGGCATGGCGTTCATTGGTGAGGGGGTCGCCTCGTATTTCGGAGTGCCTCAGCCGGCGTCAACGGGCTTGATTGCCGTACTGTCCTATCTCGGGCCGCGCGGCACTGAGGTTCTTTTGCAAAAATGGGTCAGCCGCAAAACAGCCGCCTAACCATTTCCGAACCTGAAAACGAACGGGCCGGCAGGTATCCCTGCCCGGCCCGTTTCTTTTTCTACCTTCGAGGCATCACCCCAAACCAAATTTTCTATCGCGACCCACGGGGTGGGGCTATGCTTCCTCGATCTGTCGTCGCTGAGCTAGACGGCCCTTCAACTGGTTTTCCAGCTTGATTGCGAGGCGGCTATTGGTCGCGTTCGTATGGAGCTTCTTGATTTCGGCAATTTTCTTTAGTTGCCGGTTCGGTAGCTTAAGTGTGCCGTCGCGAACTATCACCCCGGTTATGTCGGCCGGCGAACCTATAAGGCTCACCTCCTTTTCGCGTTTCAATTTGAATCCGTTCTTTACTATGATCTGCTTCACCCGCCAAACAAGCGCTCCCGGAACCGTGGTTCCTGAAAGCGTGACATCGTCGGCGTAGACGCTAAGGGTGCAGCCAGAGTTTGCTACAGCAAGAGCAACGTCGTCCCACATCTTCTTATTGGAAAAATATGCTAGGATCGGACTAGACGGCGACCCCTGAGGTAGACTGTCATTTTCGCTGACGAGTGAAACGAGAACTGCTGTGACATCGGGCGCGCACTTCATCACAGTGTTGAAAAACCAAGCAACTCGGTTTGACGAGCAACTTGGGAAATAGTCCGCTATGTCTAGGAGCCAAAAAGCGTTGTTATTAATGTGACGCTTGGCATTGTCCACGTAGGAAACACCCTTGACTGGACTACACAGAAACTCAGGAGGCTCGATCCGCGACAGCAGGTTAGCAATTCTAGCCTGCAGCTTCTTAAGCGGATCAATCGGAATATCAATTGGCCGGTAGTTGGCCGTCTGTTCAGCGGGCGGTGGTTGCTTCAGCCAAGGCGCTGTATCGCTATCCTTGGGTTTCCATCGTTTTTTGTAGCGGATCGCTATCTCGCAAACGGCCTTCAAATGGGCTGGCGAGCACAGCAAGACCTCTGCGAGCCGTTTTCTAGTCCGGACATTGAAGAGCGCGCTGGCTTCCAGATTGTGAAATTCGAAAGCCTTACGCCGCATTCGACTTGTTCTCGATCAACTGCAAAAAATTGATCACCTTCGACGCAATGAACGTCTTCGCCTTTTGACCCTTTCCAGCGTTCTCAATATTCTCAGAAAAGAACATTATTGAGGACATTGGGATGCCGAAAGTTTTTGAATACCGTTCAATGATATCGAGAGAAGGGTTTTTGCTCCCGCTTTCAATTTCTGACAAATGAGACTTGGAAATACCTAGTTTCTCAGCGGCCTCGACCTGTTTCAGATCGTGGAACACCCGGATTAATCTCAAGGCTTCGGATAACATGCTACACTTCCTTTCCTTGTAGATATTGGGTTAACGGCCTATCACGACGATCCGAAGATATCGTGGCATATCCGCAAAATGCGGTATATGGTCAAAGCCAACCGGAAGGCTGACTTCAACATTCGCGGATTTTTCAGCTGTTTCCAGCACCATGAGACAAATCGTTTCCAACGTGTCTTTGTTCCGCTCTTTAACCGCTGCTGCTGGCGATCACTTTCTTCTATAGACATATAGAGTTCCTTCTGTTTGCCCTCGGGACCATCCCTAAGGGTCGTCGCCAAACAGTGTCGGAACCAGCAGCACACACCTTCTATCTAGAAGCAGCCCCCTCGTCGGGGCTGCTTCTGCTTCGCCCGCCGCCGCCGTCCCCTCTCGGGTCCTCGGGCGTCCGGGTAAGATCAGAGGACACAGCGGCCCTCCACGGCATTCTCATCGCTGAGAATGGCCTGAAAATGACGACTTCTTCCGCTCGTGATCTGATTTGGAAGGTAAGGATGCTCCGCCGATAAGTCAAGAATAAAATTCGCTATCTGCGAACTTTATTCTTGATCGGTGGTGCGTTGGGGCGGCTTTTTGAAAGCGTTGCCGGGATTTTCCGGCTTTATCGATCAGAGGTAGGCATCATCTATTATTTCGACAAGTCCGCGCGAGGTCTCAATCAGTGGCCAGCGAACCTTCCTCTTCCACTCGGTCAATGCATCGTCGGGTGATGTGCAAAACACCCACTCTACGAACGCGTCGGAAATCTTGGGGTGGTCGTAGAGAAGGGCAGCAACGCTTTTTCGCTCGCTGAACAAAATCTCCATCCTCGCACCGGTAGGTATGTCATCGTCATCGGCCCAAAGTTCCATGGCGACATGTCCGGAATAAGCGGTGAGATCAGATTCCCGATCCACTTCGGCAACTAGGCGCGGGTCGATGTCCTCGTGGATGGCTTTCTGCACTCCGAAGAAGTCGCCGTCTTCCAGCAGCGCCTTCGGGTAAACACCGTGATTTTCCAGAATGTAAGGACGGATATGCATATTCGTCTCCTATCCGAATAGATCGGCCGTCTTGCTCTCATCTTCGACCGGCAGCAGCACGAGGCCGTCGTCAGGCAATGGCCGCTGGAGCTCCTTTGCTTCCTCCCACGGTGAGGTCAGCCACATCTCCACCTCATCCTTGTTTGTCAGAATGACCGGCATTGCCTTCGGGTGGATCGGTTTGACGACGCTGTTCGGATCCGTGGTCAGGAATGCGTAAAGCTGATGATCACCCTCGCGCGGGTTCTTCATCGATCCGCGAACGCCGTGCCATTCTGTCCAGATGCCGGCGAAGAAGGCGAGAGGTGCTTCCTCATTGAGCGCAAACCATCGCTTGGTCTTCCGGGGCTTTGTGTCTTCCCACTCGCAAAAGGTTGTCCACGGCACCACGCAACGATTTTCGGGCCGCAGCCATCGTCGCCAGTGCGGCGAGGTGACGTTGCGAATGTTGGTGACGCCTGTATCGGGTTTGCCCTGCGTCACAAACTGCGGCGACGGCATGCCCCATGTGAGTCCTACTAGCTCCCGGCCACTCTCTCCGTTGCGCACCACGGGCGCCGGCCGATCTGGATAAACTTCCACATCCGGCTCCAGGTTAAGCCGCTCCTGCATGATGCCCACGATGTCGCGGATCGATTCCTGATTGGTCTTCACACGGTACAAGTTACACAT